TGAATAAATTGAGATATTCAGAAATGTTTTACTCTATCCAAGGAGAGGGAAGGTATGTAGGTGTGCCTTCTCTCTTTCTCCGTTTGTTTGGTTGTAACTTTGAGTGTACTGGCTTTGGACAAGATAGGGATAAGTCCAAATGGTTAGCACATGATAAGATGCCACACAACCAATCTCATCCAAATGTAAAAGCTCTTGTTGATCTACCAGTTCCTCATGTTGGTTGTGATAGTTCATTCAGTTGGGGAAACAAGTGGGGCTATCTAGCTCATAACGAAGATATAGATACTATTGTTAAGAAGATGGATATGGTTAATTGGTATGGAAGAAAGGGACCTGTTGGTACAGGACTTGCTGGTGATTTATCACAATGCTTTCTTCAAGATGATGGAGTTCATTTAGTTATTACAGGTGGAGAACCATTGTTAAAAGGATTCCAGCCCGGAGTGTTTGACTTGATGGCGCATCCAGATTTAAAAACAAGATATGTTACGATTGAAACTAACGGGACTCAAATCTTTTCACCATATGATTATTGTAAAGATAGTTATATGTTTTCAGAACATCATGGAAAATTTGGTGTTAATAAAAATGCAGGTATTACATTCTCTGTATCACCAAAGCTTTCCAATAGTGGTGAGGCATGGAGTGAAGCAATTAGACCAGAAGCACTTGCATCTTATAATGCATGGCCTCATTCTTATTTGTATCTCAAGTTTGTTGTGAAAGATGAACATGATGTGGAAGAAGTGCATGAGGCTGTTAGAGAATACGATCATGCTCGTGTGAATATAGATGGAGTATATTTAATGCCTGAGGGTGGAACTGATTATGAATTGAAACAGAATGATTATAATGTAGCTCAACTGGCATTGAAATATGGATACAAGTATAGTCCAAGACTACACATTAACTTGTTTGGGAATAAGTGGGGAACATGAAAAAGAGAGGAAAAACTATATTTTTAGAAGATGAATCAAGCTTAGGAGCAATGTTGGCTCCTCCAGAATTGTTAAAGTTTATGGATAAGACTGCAGCGAAACTTAACATGAGTCGGAGTGCTATGAATCGCAGAGTTATGGAAGCATTTTGCTTGTATATGGAAGAAGCAAAAGTCTTTGGTAAGACAACATTTTTTAATAAGAAGCAAACAGTAGGAACTTGGTTGGAAGAAAGAAATGACTTTCATAAGATGACTGCACAAGTTGAAAAACTGTTAGAAGAAATAAAGACAGCTAAAACACCAGATGAAAAACTAGCTCTCTTATCAACACAAGTAGCAATTATGGGACATATGATTAATCTTTTACATAAGAGTACAATGACATGAGTGAAAAGTATAACTATATGTATGACCAATATTATAATGATGTAAATACTTTAGTAGAAAGATATCAAACATATCCTGACCCACATATCGTATCAATCTATCGTGGTTCAATGCCTCTTGGAGTTCAATTAAGTAATGCTTTGAATTGTCCTTTGAGTATTGTTAAGTATCAATCAAGAGATGGTGAGGATGATAAAGCTGAGTGGGTATTAAATCTCATACATGATAAAAGTGTTCGGAAAAATCCTCAGTTCTTTCCATATATTATTCTTGTGGATGATATATATGATACAGGTAAAACATTCCGTTCAGTATTGGCATTAGATGAATTTCAAAATAATCCACATTACCAAGCTATCGCATTGTTTGGTAATAAGAATGATGATGATGTGCATTTTTTAAATGAGCAGTTATATAGATGGATTGTTTTTCCTTGGGAAAGAGTTAAAGGAGGTATGTGATGTGGGAGATAAGTAAATCGTTTAATTTTTGTTATGGTCATAGAGTCTGGACACAGGAACTAAATAAAGAGTTTAGTTTAGATAGTCAATGTAAGTGCCGACATCTTCACGGTCATGAAGCCACAGTTGATGTTACTTTAAGATCAAATGAATTAGATAAGTCTGGTATGGTTACAGATTTTAAACATTTGAATTGGTTAAAGCAGTGGTTAGATGACTATGTGGATCATAAGTTTATCATGGATAAAAATGATCCTTTATATACCACAATGTTTAAATTAAACAGAGATGATGTTTCATTGATCCCTGTTAATGTTCAAGGATATGTAGGATATGTTTTTGAAAAGAGGGATAAAGCAGAAGGCTATTTGTCAGAATATTATGAAGGATTTTTTATTGTAGATTTTCCACCTACTTCTGAGAACTTATCTAAATGGATTTATGAGTTTACAAAACTTAAAATGAAACCACTTTGTGAGGTTTCAGGTGTAACTTGGCATGAAACACCAAAGAGTGTTTCAACTTATAGAGGATGATTATATATGAATACTAAGTTTAGTGATGAATTAAGAAAAAGAATGACGACAATAAAACATAAACATTTTGCAAATGATACAATATATACCTATCTTGATCCTGGTGATCTTAAACATATTGAAGATGAGGTCGCAGAAGCTTTTCAGGGTGTATTAAAAGCATTGGTTATTAATACTGATGACGATCATAATTCACAAGACACAGCTCGTAGAGTTTCTAAGATGTTTGTACATGAAATATTTCGTGGAAGATATTATCCTCCACCTGATGTAACGGCATTTCCAAATGTAAAACAATATGACCAGATTTATATGTCAGGTCCCATGAGTATTAATTCAACTTGCGCTCATCACTTTCAACCAATTGCAGGTAAAGCTTATGTTGGTATTTTCCCGGGAGAGAAGGTGATAGGTCTTTCTAAGTTTAATCGTATGGTTGATTGGGTCACATCCAGACCACAGATACAAGAGGAGATGACTGAGCAGATCGCAGATATGATTGAGGAAGAAACAAAAGCAAAGGGTGTGGCTGTTGTTATTAAAGCAGAACATTTCTGTATGACAGCAAGAGGTGTTAAAGAACATGAGAGTGAGATGATGACTTCCGTAGTTCGTGGAATGTTTCGTGATGAACCAACAACTAAAGCTGAGTTCTTTTCACTCTTAAATAATATGAAAGGGATGAAGTAATGACAGCATTTAGTTCAAAGATTGAAAAGTTTGCTATGCAACAATCAAAAAGAAAAAATACTTATGATGATGATATTAGTCGTCAAATTATGAAAGTTGAGTTTCAGAGAAAGTTTCCTTCTTTAAGAGTTGAAGAAATGGATGAGAAAGATTATTGTGATTTGGTTGCTTATAATAGTAATGATGAGATAGAATGTTTTTTTGAATTAGATCATACTAATTCTTCTAAGTTATATTGGCCATGGTATTCTATATTAGAAAGAAAAATAGATACTATGAGTGAGATGAATTTAATTGCACCTGTAGTTATGGTTTGGATAACTAAAGAATTGAATGAATACAGAGCTTTGAATTTGCGTAGTTTAGATTGGAAAAGTTTTCCTGTACAACCAATTCCATATAAAGCAAAAGAAAATATTGAGGATTTGGTACATCCAGATGATTTTCATATAAGAGTACCATTTAAGGCTGTGAAGAATAATCCTGTTTTTACTGTAGGAAAAGATATTGGTGTTGAGAGATTTATGAAAGGAACAAAGTAATGGTAAACATGATAACAAAAGAGAAAGAGAAACCAACAGGTAAGACGGTTTTGTTATTTTCTGGTGGAATGGATAGTATGATATTTGACCATTTACTTAAACCAGATGTTCTTTTGTATTTACCAACAGGCAGTAAGTATGAGTATATTGAGACAAAGAAGTTAGACGATATGGCTCTGGCAGGATACATTGACACTAAGAAGTTAGTTGTATTGCCTGATGTATTAAATCTAAGTTTGTTTGAAAGAGATGACGCTATTGTACCTAATCGTAATGCTTTCTTATTGTTGTTTGCTTCTTTATATGGTGAAACTCTTATTCTTGGAAGTGTACAAGGAGATAGAAGTTATGATAAAGATGAGCTTTTTTATAAAAAGATGGAATCTCTTTTGAATCATATGTGGAAGGAACAGCATTGGACTGAAGAAAAAAAGTATAAAGTAATGTCACCTTATAAGCATACAACCAAGACACAATTGGTTAAAGATTATTTAGCTGCTGGTGGTGAACCAGAAATTTTATTAGAGTCATATAGTTGTTATGAAGGTAAAGGACAAGTGTGTGGTTGGTGTAAACCTTGTTTTCGTAAATGGGTCTCACTTCATAATAATGGAATAACAATACCAGAAAAATATTATAAACATAATCCTTGGGATGCACCATGGCTTCCAGAATTAAAAACCTTAATTTTAGAAGGCAGATATAGAGGTACGGAAGATATTGATTGGTGTGCGGCATTGAGAGATAAAGGAAAACTATGAGAAACGCAATATATATTCCAGCATATAGTGATGGTTTGATGTCTATGTTCTATTCTATGAATGATAAAGAAATAGCAACAAAGTATCAACCAGATTTTAAAAAACAAAAATCTTTAAGAATATACAATAAGAAATATGATGCGTACTTTCATAATCCTTATCTTTTAATCTCTGCTGGCACACAATATAACAAGAAAAATTTTAGAGAGAAACTGGACATTGGTGATGAATGTAAAATCTTTGTGGACTCTGGTGGCTATCAGTTGGCAATGGGTACAGTCAACGCAAATAAATATACAGATGAAGTAGCATTGAAATGGAGTGAAGCTAATGGAAACATCTTTCCGATCTTGGATAGGCCTGCATTTTCTAAGCTATATGATTATGATTTCAGTTTAAAATCATCAGTTAATTCAGCAAAGTACTATCAAGAGAATCGTTCTAAGTCAGATGCATATGTATTGAATGTTCTTCAAGGAGAGAATAAAGAGGATATGGAGAACTGGTACAAGAAGATTTCACCATACAAGTTTGAGGGATGGGGCTTTGGGGGTTCCAAAGGAAACTTGGCGTTGATTGGAATGGCCATATTAACTTTGTTGAATAATGGTGAATTTGATAGAGAAAAATGTAAGTATCTTCATATCTTTGGTGTGAGTTCTAATGAGGTAATGGTGTATCTTCAATTCATTCAACGAATGTTGAATAGACAAGATATTGATATACAGCTTACATATGATTCAACATACTGGAATCGTACTTGTGTCTTTGGTGGATATTTTATTAGAGAACAATATATTATTGGAACTGGTATGGAATCTATGAACTGGCCAAACACAATTGACTATGCTAAGCTTGGTAAAGATTTTAAATTACCATGCTGGTGTCCAATATGTGAGGATCTTGATGATGGGTATTCATTCTTTAATACATTTAAAAAGAATAAAAAGGGTGAAGAAAAGATTTCTTTTGTTAAGTTTAATATGATGGTTGGTTTTCATAATTTGTTCTTACAAATGATATATAATAAAATGACTAATCGTATATTAAAAGCAGATATGCCAGAAGTATATAAAGAAGCTTTTTCACCAAAGATATATAAGAATTTGGTGTTATTAGAAACCGTGTTTTCTAAACCAAGAAATGGCGATAATTACCAAATACTACAACAAGTATTTAACAAACGTAAGCATGAAACTGAAACAGCCAATGCCTTCGATGTATAAATATTTGTGGAGGTAAAAAATGTCTGAAGAAGAAAAACCAAAGAAGAAAAAAACAAGTCTTGAATTTATATTAGGACCTGAGGATAGTGCATTAATTGTTCGTACCGATGGACATATTGAGTTGGTTAGTCGTGAACTGCGAGACAATGGTGATGAAAATAATTATCTTGGTGATTTGGAAGATTTGAATAAGACGTTTACTCTTGTTTTAGCCTTTGCAGCTGCTTTGGAAAATGAACAGCTGTATCAACACATCTTTTATAATTTGAATAATGTGTTGCAGAGACAATGGAAAGATTTACCTCCTGAAGAAAAGGCAAGGATAAAAGAAATACGTTTAGATCATTTGCTTAATAGTGATGACACAAAAGATAGTAAAGATGGTGATGATAATAATGAGTGGATGAATAAGTGGAAAGATGAAATAGAAAGGGGCCGACAGAATTTAGAAGATTATATGAGGGGAGCCCGTGATGAAGAATCTTTCTCTCCTGATGCAAGACCATTTGACGAAATGGAAACTAGGAAAAGGCCAAAAAGACGAGCTAAAGTAAATCCACTTAATAAATTAAAAAATGTAGCGTGGAATCCATATGACGAAACTTTGGTTACAAAGAAAGGTCAATGGAGATTGGATAGACCACCCGAAGAGGAGGAATAATGAATCCATTTCAGTATGCGAATGATTTGATGAACAAAAAAGAATATGTTGGGGATTGTATTAGGGAGCGAAAGGATTACAAACCATTTTTCGTAAACCGTTCGTTATCTTATCAACCAGACTTAATTCATTATGCAAATATGATGAATGTGAATCCGATGCTTGAGAAGAAAGGACATTATGATTTCTTACATCAGACAGTTGAGAAAAGAAAAAGACCTTTTCGGCCTTGGATTAAAACCAAGAAGTTAGAAGATTTAGCTATTGTTAAAGAATATTATAAGTATAGTAACAAAAGAGCATTAGAATGTTTGGATATTCTAACTGATGAGGATATTAACTATCTGAAACAGCGATTGAATAAAGGTGGAAAATCTCCGTAGTATAAATATTATACAATGAGTTTTTATTGAATTGAAAAAGGAGATGTTACAATGGAAGATGTTGCAAAATGGACAATAGATGATATGGTTGAAGTGAAGTTGAAAGAAGATGATGATTTTCTTAAAGTAAAAGAAACCCTCACCCGTATTGGAATAGCATCAAGAAAAGAAAAGAAGTTATTTCAATCATGCCATATTCTACATAAACAAGGTAAGTATTATATAGTTCACTTCAAAGAATTGTTTGCGCTTGATGGTAAGCCAACAAACATTTCAGAGAATGATATTGAACGAAGAAACACAATTGCAAATCTTTTGCATGAGTGGGAATTGGTAAGTCTTGTTATTCCCGAAAAAGCACAGCCAACTGTTCCAATACGACAGTTAAAGATTCTCCCTTTTGGTGAGAAAGATGAGTGGGACTTGCAAGCAAAGTATAGTATTGGGAATGTTGGAATTAAATCTGCTGGAGAACATGAAGCTCGTGGTGCAACAGAGATTGATCCAAACGTATTTGAATAATGCTGACGTAGCTCCAATGGCAGAGCATCGGTTTTGTAAGCCGAATGTTGTCAGTTCAATCCTGACCGTCAGCTTGAATAGGAGATGTTATGAATATTAAATTAGTAAAATTAACCACGGCCGAAGAATTGATTGGTGATTGGGATCAGGAAAAGAATTCAATTATAAATCCTGTTGTAATGGTTCCGATGGCAAAAGACAAAGTTGGTTTTCAGCCATGGGTCCCATTAGCTGAGGAAGAAGAAATTTTTTTAAAAGAACAACACATTATGACAGTAGTGACACCAGACTCAAAATTACAAAATGAATATAATAGGGTTTTTGGTTCTGGACTTGTAATACCAGAGGAAAGTGGAATAATACATTAAGTATTTCCTTGTTTGTTTGCCCTTTTTGTGAGATAATTATATTATGAGATTTTACACCTATATTGGAATGATGCGTAACCAGATATATGTACGAGAATTCTCTGGTAATGAGGAACATTCATACACAGAGAATTTTCAACCTACCATGTTTGTGCCAGCCCCACCTGAAAAATGTAACTATAGAACATTAAAAGGCAAACCAGTTGCCAGTATGAAGTTTGATGATATAGCAACGTGCCGTGACTTTATAAAACAATATAAAGGAGTTGCTGAGTTTCCTGTATATGGAAATCCTAATTATATGATTCAATATATTTCTGAGAAGTTTCCAAAGAAGTTTCAATGGAATATGAATAAGATTAGAATCTATACAATAGATATTGAAGTATCAGCTGAAGATGGGTTTCCAAATATTCAATCAGCTGCATCTGATGTTACAGCAATCACAGTTCATAATAGTTCTACAAATGAATATCATGTTTGGGGAACAGGTGGATATGTCCCACACGACCAGACAAAGAAAATTTTCTATAATGAATGTGATGATGAAGATGATTTGATAGAGAACTTTCTTCAATGGTGGGAAACTAATTATCCACATATTATTACTGGTTGGAACTGTAAATTTTTTGATATTCCATATCTGGTTAATCGTATTACTTATCTTGGTAAGAAACCAGCAAGATTATCTCCGGTTGGTGTCTTGAATGATAGAAATGTTGTGATAGCTGGTAGAGAAAATCAGTTCTATACTCTTGTTGGTATATCTACATTAGATTATATTGATCTGTATAAGAAGTTCACATACAAAGTAAGAGAATCATATCGTTTGGATTACATTGGTTCAGTAGAACTTGGTATGAAAAAAGTATCTGTTGAAGATGTACAGGGATATGATCTGTATAAAACCAATTACCAGAAGTTTATTGAATACAATATTCGTGATGTTGAGATTGTAGAGAGGCTTGAGGAGAAGATGAAGTTGCTTGAGTTAGTTATTACTCTGGCATATGAATCAAAGATTAACTTTGAAGATGTGTTCTCTCCCGTGAGAACTTGGGATGCTATTATCTATAATTTCTTAAAGAAAAAGAATATTATTATTCCACAACCAGTAGAACAAGATGACCGTAAAGATATTATTGGAGCTTATGTTAAAGAACCACACGCTGGATTGCACAAGTGGGTTGTTAGTTTTGATTTAAATTCTCTTTATCCACATCTTATTCAACAGTACAATATTAGTCCAGAAACTAAATGTGGGATGAAAGATGATATAACAGTTGATAAGTTGTTAGATCAAAAACTGGACACTACTTTCTTGAAAGAGAATAAACAATGTATGACTCCAAATGGTCAATGCTTCACGAATGAGATTAAGGGATTTCTTCCACAGTTAATGGAAGATATGTATAATGAACGTGTTGAATTTAAGAAGAAGATGTTGCAAGAGCAACAGAAATTAGAAGACGGTAATTACACGAATAAACAAACAGTTGTTAATAATATATCCAGATGTAATAATATCCAGATGTCTAAAAAGATTTTGTTGAATAGTGCTTATGGTGCATTAGCTAATCAACACTTCCGCTATTATTCACTTGAAATGGCGGAGGGCATCACCACAGCAGGACAGCTTGCAATTCGTTGGATTGACAAAAGTATAAATACATATATCAATCAACTTCTTAATACAGAGAATGTTGATTATGTCGTTGCCTCAGACACGGATAGTATATATGTCACGTTTGACCGATTGGTTCATCAGGTGTTTACAGACACAGATGATGCTACTAAGACTACAAAAATTATCACCTTCTTGGATAAGATTAGTAAAGATAAAATTGAACCTTTTATTAATCGCAGTTATGAAGCTCTTCATTCGTATGTAAACTCATATGCACAAAAGATGCAGATGGGTAGAGAAGTAATTGCTGATAAGGGTATCTGGACAGCAAAGAAAAGATACATACTTAATGTTTATGATTCAGAGGGGGTAAAGTATAAAGAACCTAAACTCAAGATTATGGGTATTGAGAGTGTACGCAGCTCTACGCCTGAATGGTGTCGAAATAAAATTAAAGATTTGATTAGGATTATTATTAATACTGATGAAGAAACGGTAATGCAAAGTATTGCTGACTATCGTGAAGCATTTAATAATTTATCTTTTGACCAACTTGCATTTCCAAGATCAGTTCGTGGTGTTGAAAAGTATTCTTCCACAAAAAGTATATATAGTAAAGGTACACCAATTCATGTGAGGGGTGTTTTGCTATATAATTATCTATTAAAAAAACATAAGCTTACTAAAAAATATCAGTCTATTCGTGAAGGTGAAAAAATTAAGTTTGCTTATTTAAAAGAACCAAACACATTACGAGAGAATGTGATTTCTGTTTCTACACATCTTCCAAAAGAATTTGAGTTGGAGAAGTATATAGATTATGATCTTCAGTTTGACAAAGCCTTTCTTCAACCAATTAAAAATATATTAGATGTGATAGGATGGAAAACTGAGAAGCAGGGTAGTTTAGAATCTTTTTTTTGAGGAGGTATGTATTATGTCCAAGCGTTGGAATAACCAAACACAAGATTGGGAAACAGATGTTGTAGAAACAAAAGAGGAGTGGGTAGCACCTGAAACTGTAGAGTTGCCACCAGAAGAATTACCGTCAGTAGAATTGCCATCATTAGAAACTGTTGTAGAGTTGCCACCAGTAGTTGATACTCCTGAAGAATTTGGTAATGTAGAACTTGTAGAAATACCAATAGAAGTTGTTAATGACCCACGTTGGTATGAAGTAATTGGAAATGTAATAAATAATTATCCTTTGACTGTAGGAGTCTTGGGTGTTGTTTTGTTCGTAGTTGTATGGCAGTTGTTGAAAAAATAAACAGGAGATATATTATGGCAACAAAAGATATTGTTAAACATTTAATAAAGGTGGCTGAAAATGATTTTGCAAGCGTTGTATCCGCTGGTATTGTTGGTGATTGCTCTACTTTTGTCGATACTGGATCGTATAGTCTAAATGCACTATTGTCTGGTTCGTTATATGGAGGTGTGCCGTCTAACAAGATCACCTGTTTAGCAGGCTCTGAGGCAGTTGGTAAAACATTCTTTGCGTTGAGTATAGCTAAGAACTATCTGGAACAAGATAAGAAGAACGTGATTGTTTATTTTGAATCTGAAGGTGCATTGACATCTGAAATGATTAAAGAGAGAGGTATAGATCCTGATAGGTTTATTGTATTTCCAGTTGCAACAGTAGAAGAATTTAAGACACAAGCAATTAAGATAATTGATAACACACAAACAGATTATAATGTTATGATGTTTCTTGATTCACTTGGTAATTTATCAACACGAAAAGAGATGGAAGATTCTGCAAGCGGTTCTGATAAAAGAGACATGACACGGGCTCCAGCTGTTCGTTCAGCATTCAGAACTCTTGCATTGAAACTTGCAAAGGCCAATATGCCATTAATCATTACAAACCATACCTATGATAAAGTGGGGAGTATGTTTCCAACGAAAGAAATTTCTGGTGGTGGTGGCATTAAGTATGCAGCTTCTGTTATTGTAACTCTTGGTAAACGAAAAGTTAAAGATGGGACTGCTGTTTTGGGGAACATTGTCAAGATGAAATTGGTTAAAGGAAGAATGACCAAAGAAGAATCTATCACAGAAACCAAATTGGATTACAAGACGGGACTTGATAAGTATTATGGTTTGGTTGACCTTGCTGAGAAGTATGATATATTCAAGAAGGTATCAACCAGATTTGAAACACCATCTGGTAAAGCATTTGA